GTCTACAAGGTCCTGGTACTAGATTATGCCCCACCCTTCCTAGGTGTAGTTAAACTTGAGCATTGTGGCGATTGGAAAGAGAATCAACCATTTGTTTTTGCCCTTTTGGGGCGTCGGTTTGCAATCGAGACTTTCGTCTTCAGAGTGGACAATAGTTTCAGGAAGTTGGTCCTGTCACTATTACAGTCTGCATAGGCGGAAACACACTCCATAAATGAAGCATCTTTAGCAAAAACATCTCCAAAATGGAAGTTACCTTTGCTAATATTTTCCTCCAATAGCAGTTGGTCGGCATAAGAAATTGGGATGAAATCTTGTGAGCCCATTTCAACTATGGCCCTCATACTCTCATCCACAACGACTTCTCGCGGATATTCAGAATTGTAATTCTGAAACTTGTATTTGTCAATGAATTTTTCATACCCTTTAAACTTATGGGCACCCGCAGTAACCTGTCCTATAAAATTCACTAACGCCGTCAAGACTGGGTGGCCCGGAGAAAGATAATACAAGCTTGCTCCCATGCACCGCCATATGTACATGAGCTTGCTTAACTTTAACTCTTTACCACCCGTCTTTACCCAAAGAAACGTTCGGATATATTTCGCAATATTTAGATATCTCCGTCCCGCCATGAATCTGGAGGACAGAAAATCACAATCACCTGGCTTGTTTCCCCTGATTGCGACAGAAAACTGGAAACCCAATCGTTTGATGGTTTCTAAGTCAGGTATATATTGCGGAACGATCCCGTCATCACCCTCAAAAAGCGCACATTCATGTTCCAAATCATAGCCGTTCTTCAAGCCGCAATATTTCATAATTGCGTAACTCAAATTACCGTTGCCAAAAGAAGTACAATAGTCACCACTGCAACGGCTCAAAATCCACATTTCAACTCCTTTGGTACAGAGGCTTCTACCTCTCTCCAGGTGTTTTCGTATGTTTTGATGCAATGTGTGCCACTTAAATTTGTTGCATAACCTCAATAGTATCATGATTTCAATCTGACGATATTCTTCATCAATTGAGGATTCATATGAACTATAATCGGTAACAACATGAGGAACAGAAGTTGCTCTTTCAACTTTTTCGATCATTTCTTCCGGAGAACAGTCTTTAACCTGAAAACGGCGAAAATCTCCTTGGTTGTACGCGTGTATCACGTCAATCATAGGTGATAATTCTATCGCCATAATCAGACTCATAACCATAATAAGTCTAGCTTTCATCTCAACTCGTTCACCAGTGTCCTTGGTGTTTGATTCAAACTTGTTGAAGCAGCTATGTTTGGAGAGTTTCCCTACCATTGATGGGTTTGCTCCTCCTTCTAGCCACAAAGCATACATATCCAAGTCTCTTTCCACTTGAACTGCTGACTTTTTCCCTTTGGAAACCTTACGATAAGCGTCGTAGATGTCGGGTTCGTCGCCTGGGCAAATTGAAGAATTAATGAAAGGCCAAAAATATTCCGGCGCTTCAATTAGAAATCTTTTCTTTTCAATCGACTCAGTTCTTTCTTTGGTCATCCCCCTCACAGCGAAAGCGGAAATTACTCCAGCCCCGTCTGTGACAGAAATCAGTCCAGGTCCTGCCACGCCTCCAACAGACATGGGCGGACCAGCCGGTGCGACCGCTACAGGCACGTTTCTCTTGATTTTCTCTTCATTCGGAATTTTGAATTTGATAAAATGATTGGTTTTGAAACCTTTCATGCCGTTAACTTGGTTTAAAGCGATCACATCCAATTTGTTGACATACATGTCATCATTTGGCCTGTTAACCACAGTTAAAGGTGCGCGTTCAAAATCACGTTTCTCAATTCTAATGCTCATGAATTCTGCCACTTCCTGCGTGTCAGCTAAAACATTATGCGCTCCATACACCATTGGTGTGTTAATTTCGTATGAAGTAAATAGATTTGAGATCGCCAGACGAACATCGCCACCTGCACCTGCAATTTGGTGCATGCGTGTGCAACATTCCGCCAATCGAGTAGAAGACACCGCCAAATCATATTTGCTGCTCTTAACATATAAGCAAGCGAGCAGAAACAAGGAAACGCGGTAATCAAGGAAACAACAAATTAAGCCCAATAAAATCCAACCAGTTTCAGTTGGGAATAATGAACTCTTCTTTGAAACCTTAACGATTGTGTCTTGATACTTAGACTTGTCCCTTCTTTCTTTGAGTGCGCGCACATCATCATTTGAAAAGACAGTCAAAACTTCACCCATCACGAAAGTGACTTTCTCATCATACAGGCTAAAATAACCGTAATTTGAGTTAGGCAACAGTGTTGCCGGGATAAAGCTACTAGAATCAGAACACATTTCCAAACTAGAACGTAACATTCCCCTAGAATCAATTGGTGACATAGAATTTTCAGAAGACGCCACCAGGTAATAGTGTTCATTCCTCAATTCTAATCGTATCCATTTGAAACCAGGCGAGTGTGCAAACAGGTAATCTTCGCGTTTGTTCTCACCAACCACGGTGATTTTAACGTTGAAACCCAGTGTTAAAGCAAACTCTGAAACGTAGTTCATGGTTCCATTGTCTTCACGCTGCGCCCATTCCTCTAGTTCCTCTAGCACAATTTCGCGGTGGGATGCCACGAGTAGTGCAACAGGACCAC